AGAACTTCCATAACTATTATTGGTTATAGTAGGATTACGTCTACCTGTCTCGGGATTAATTGGCTTTGAATTGTGCCATGCTCTAATATAATCCCAAAATGTACTACTACTAAGTCCCAAATTACCCCAATTTGGATTAGAACCGTAAGGACTAATGTTATAGATATTTGCTTGACGTGCCCAACCTTGAGTATTACCTGCTACTGTTCCTGCGCAATGGCAACCATGGTTTTGGTCAAGATTATAATTTGCATCAGATACATCTACGTAAGGTGTATAAACGTAAGTTCCAGTTCCGAGTCCTATATTATTTTGAAACCAATTATATTGAACAACTCTGCTTCCACCTGTGCCATTTGAATTAACAGCAAACTCTGGATGTGCAGGGTCAATGTGGCCATCAATAATAACAACATCAACATTTTTACCTGCCGCAGTCACGGTAACTGTATCTGTTACGTTGCTACTACCGTTTGCACCCCAATTACTTCTGTTTGTTACTTCGGTATGTCTTAATAATCCCCAGTTTTTATCTGATTCGTCTGTAAACCAATCTTTTGAAAAAGTTCCAGTAGTAGTCCAACCCATTGGCCTTGTTGTTTCTTCTAATTCTATCGCAAGATCAACGCCAACAACTCTTTTGTCTGCTCTTACTTCTTCAGCTTCTTCCCACGTCAGCATATAATGTGTATTACGACTAATCATTCTTCGGTTTACTAGTTCTACTTTACGATCAGGTATAGTTATAGAACCACCTGGTGTTTCCATATCATCGTAAAAATCATTTAGATCTTCTTTACTGCGTAGAGTAACAATCCATTCGAACTTTTGCATGTTATGCCTCTAGTTTTAAAACATTAAGGGTTATTGTATGCACGGCTGACGAACCGTGTTTACTTCTTACCTTAACTGGTATGTTTGTTGTCGGTGTTGTTTCTAAATTATAACCTATAGTAGCAGGACCAATAACAACAGTTTCAGCGCCTGCAGTAATTACCTCGGCAATGATGCCGGCATCTGGTGCAGGATCTTCAGTCTCAAGTCTGGAATTATCTGCTGTTCGAGCTGAGTTACTTGTATAAAGAGTTACCCATGCTGCATGGCTTGTTTCAATAGTCATTAATGCGTATGCTTTATGTCCAACAATATCAATGTCAGTTGAAACTCCGTTTGCAATGGATGCTGTGTTCGCAGAAACTTCGGCTCGCGTTTCTAAAGTACCACCTCCGCCACCGCCACCGATTTCGGAATAATCTGCTAATCTAACCCAAGAACCTGCGTGTGCGTAATATGCTTTACCAGTTCCATGTACGTGAGCAAACATACCATGATAACTGCTAGCTGAAGGTAAATCGCCTTCTGCGGAATATACATTACTAAATAGTATTTTGTTACTACCCATATCTAAGTCTGAACTAGTTACAACATTTATAACTTCTGTGTTAGATAAACCACCACCTCCGCCACCTGATGCAGCGTCAATCCAATCATAGTCTGAGCCATCCCAAGATAATATTTGGTTTGTATTAGCTGTACTTGTATTTAAATGAGTATCAACATCAGAGTTAGCATAACCTGCTACTTGATCCTGGAATGTGATAACTCCAGCACCGTTTGTTGTAAGCACTTGCCCGTTAGTACCGTCATTAACCCAATATAATAAACTCGTAGGTCCGCCAGTTAACGAAGCATATGCTCCATCGAATGATGCGTCGTATAACTCGGTAAAGTTAGCATTGACTTTAACCATAGCATTACGTAACGGATCTCCTGTTCCGTCATTGGCGCTTGCGCCTACTCCGATAATTTGTTTTGCCATTTTCTGCTCCTAAGGTATTTTACCTATTTATCCTGCGGTATCTACTCGCAAATTTATACTGTCTACTGAAATTGTATTTCTATCTGCGCTATAAACTATTACGCCTTCTATTCCTGGTTGGTTTGGTCCGACTATAGGATCACCGCCAATTAACGGATCTTCCTTCTTAGCTACAAACATTCTCGCTGATACACCAACTACAGATTTTTTATTGTAAGTAAATTTACCAAATAATCTTGTACCGGCCAAATGAACGTTTTGTTTAAGTGTATCTCTATATGTTTCTATATCTACAGTAGATCTAATTTCATAAGAATATTCTTGATAGAAATCTGAATCGTGTAATTTATTTCGCGAATCATAATAAGTTCCATCTGTTTTATAACCGTTTAAGTGTGATGTTTCTCCACCCCAGAAACCAGCTGAAATACCCTGCGCGTCAGCTGTCATAGTACCTTTAGCAACTATATTACCATCTTCGTCTGTTAAGAAAAGTGTTTCTCCGTTAATATAGCCGAAACCAGAATTAAGAATTTTAACTTCTGAGACTCTACCAGTAGCAAACAATGTTTTTGATATCATCTTAGCATTTTTACCATACTGATTTGAACCGTAGTCTCTTTCAGTAGAAATAATATCGTATGTTGTTCCCTTATGTACGATATCTGTTTCGTCAAATCCGTAATACGCATATGGTCTCACAGTAATAAAACTATTGTCGGGATTAATACTTGTAATAATACCGTTCACACCAGAACTAGCTTGAGAAATTGGATCTCCAACCGAGAATAAAGCACTAAAATTATCGACAATAATAACTTGTTCATATCTTTCAAAAGATATCATAGTCTCATCTCGAACTAATGTAAATACGTCGTTAATATAATCTGATCCAGGGTTGATGTTCTCGAACGATCCTATAGAACCAATTGTAAACGGTGTTAAATCAAAAGCTGAGTTAAGAGGCGTAGCTAAAGTTACTGGATTTGCTGTACCACTCATAGGAGCAGTAGCAGGAGGAACAGTATTGAAATTAGCAGAGTTTAAAGGTACTGATAAGAACCCAGAAATAACGTCAGTAATAAGACTAATTGTTTGTGAGTTTGAAAGTACTTCTACTTTAACGTCGTTAACATCGCCAGTATCTGGATATAAAAGACCAGGTGAACTGTCATTTTTTGCTGCTATTTTTAAAATGTTATTAATAGTTATATTACTCGTTCTATCTACTGTATTAATTATACTATTCTGAACGAATTCATCACCAACATCCATTAGTAAACCAACTGACGAAGCATTTTGGCCTATAACTTTACCTCTATTTCCGAAATTATCTTCTAAATATTCTAATTCAACAAAAATAGAATTAGGATTTTGTAATATTAAAGACTGGTTAGAAACAAGAAGTCTTGTATTTTCTATCGTATAACCAAACCCGCCATCTTCTAATGTATAGTTAACTATCCCAGTAAATTCATCTTCAGTATCAGTTACAATACACGTGGCGCCTTTTCCGTAAGTAGAAGTAATGTTAAGAATATCACCTATAGAATTACCTGTAGTTCCGCCATAGTTTAAATCTATTTCTACACCAGAAGCAGAACCGTTTACAATACCGAACGAAACATCTTGGCCATTTATTCTAGCGACGACATCGTCATATCTTTGGAACTTACCTTTAACTTGGTTTATGTAGATAATCGGAGTTAATGTATTATTTAAAAGAATAAGGTTAATTTTATCTACAGCAGCTTTTGCGTGAGAAGTTGAACCAACAATATTTTTATTTAACAAGTCTCCGTAATTATAATATGTTACGCCGTCTCTTGCGTAAAACGTACCAGAGTTTGGAATTAATTGTAAGAATTCACCAGTACGCCAATTAGAATCTGATGGTTTAAATATATTATTAGAAGGATTATAGATTTGAATATCTTCTTGATAGAACATTCTAAAAAAGAGTGTAATACCGTTTTCTGAACCCTTTCTTCTATAAAGAGCAAGAATATTCTTTACCAATAATCTAACACTTGAATCATCTAATAAAGGTAAATCTACTAAGTATTTCTTCTGAAAGAATATAATCATAGATTGAAGTGTAGTAGTAATATCGCGGTATTCAAACATTCTTCTGCTATTATAAACAGCTTGGTTTGATTGAGTCTCCATAAACTTATAATAGTCAGTAACTAAAGATACTAATTCATTTTGTTCTTCTCTGTATATCGCAGGAAACTGTTGCTCTATTTTAAACGCAATATTCTTTTCTACATCGTAGGCCATTATTTAGACTCTATTAAATTAATTGTTACATCTGAATTTTTGATTGCGAATATTCTACCGTTAGGTGTAGTAATATCTTTCTTTAAAGTTGTAGCCATAAATTTAATTCCAGAACCAACATAACCATCTGTAATAAATCCAACAAGATTAACTTCTCCTGTTATATAATTTACACTACCAACTTTAGGTTTAACAACTTTTGGATTTGCGATATCGTCTGCGATAACTTGCATGTTCCCTCTACCATCGTCTTGTAAATAAACATTAGAACCGTTCATAGAGTATACACCGCTTTTAATAGCAGGCTTATAATTAGTAAATCCGTCTTCTTCATCGAAAGGATAAGGTTTAACCAGCTCAGCTACAAATTTAAATGAAGGATTTAAAGATATATTTAAGTTTGGTGAAAATTCAATATAAGGCATTACTGTTATACTTGAACTTACGACAGAAATATCTGTTGCGTCTACCGCAGCAGCAAGTTTAGATATTCTTAATGTTTTATTAAAGTCATCTAAATAAGTATCGGAATAAAGTTTAACAGCGTCTCTTACTAATGTATCGATATCGCCAGAAGATTTACGAGTAAGTTTAGGATTGTAATACACATCGACAGTAG